GGTGGCATGATAGAAGAAGGTGGAGCGCCATAGCTTGCAGGGCCAATATTTGCTGGTAGGGGCTGACCCATAGGCGCTGTGTATCCGGGTTTCATTCCTTGGAAGCTAGGCATCTGGCTATAGCTAGGGTTTGCCATTGCCTGCGCGTTTGTTAGTGGCTCAAATGGACCCTTACCCCCTGCCTGAAACCTATTTACCTGTGTGGGATCTATCGTTTTTCCAAATTGATTAACCATCGGCCTTCTTGCATTGTCTGCTGCTATCTTACCTGCTTCTTGAAATGACTTTTGCGTTGCATTTTGTGCTATTTGTTGTGCTTCTGTTCTCATCAATGCTTGTGCTTCTTGTGCTCCAAACCTACCAGCACCGGAAGCTAGATTAGCTCCTTGTGTTGAGGCAAACCCACCCAACCCGCCAGCAGCAGCTTCAGTAGCCCCTGCACTTATCCCCTTTGTCAGCGCTTGTGATGCTATTCCTCGCCCTGCCGCGCCAAATACACCCGGAGCTGCCTCTGCTGCTACTGTCCCTATTGTTGTCCCTACTCCCCCCGCCGCCGCTCCCCCCGCTGCCCCTAATCCAGCACCTAATGCACCGCCAGCACCAGCCATCAGACCAGTAAACAGTGATTTCTTAAAGCTGTTACCTACCGCCATACTGGTACCAAAGGCACTTAAAGCACCCGCACCAATCATGAAAGGAGCTGCCATCCCCCCTGTAGCAATAGTAGCTAGACCACCAACAATTACAGGTAGCCAGTCTTTCATGAAGTTAGCTTCGGGGAGTCCCGTTACTGGGTTTATAGTCATCTTAGTACCATGCATCAGAGCTAACTGATGAAGCCCTTGAACCTCATCGGGGGTGACATGCAAAAGCATCGAGTCACCATTACGCCCTTGGGCAGCTAGGTTTTGTACGTCTGGATGTAAACTCATAAAAACTCCCTATTAATTCCGTATATTATACGGCTATTCCACCACTAATGGTAACAGTTAGGTTTGCAGCTGAGGCTTTAACTTGTATCGTGCCACCAACGTCCATCAGCTGAGTACCGGTCCACTGTAAGTTATCATTTGCAGCGATAGATGAACCATAAAATAATGCATTTGCTACGAGCGCTGTACTACCGTTTGCCACTAAGTGCATGGTAAATGTAGTAGCAGCCCCACTTGTATTGCACACATCTATGCATTTTATATATAGCCGTTGAGCTGCAATTACAGTGTATATAGTTGTGTACCCCGTAGTAACTTCGGCTTGGGCTATCTGTATACCTGTAATGTCTTGGTAGGCCATTAATTACACCCCCAAGTTATCCAAAATAAAGAAGCAGAAACACCACCGGTACCACTACCACCACTACTACTACCACCACTAGCATTGCCTACAGTATTCATATACAACCTCAGTTGTTTTGATAGTTGATCTACTTGCCTAGGATCGTATTCTGCCGAAGCTAGCTGCAAGTTTGGTCCTACTGGTGGGATAGACGATGCCATATTATCTCCTGCCGTCAGTACGAATATCAATTCTAACAGAACCCAACTGCCATCTAGTTCCTAACCTTTCTGATTCTATACGCATGAGCATCTGTCTACCACGGATTCTTGTGTACACCTGCCCTGTAAATTCTTCAATAGGGTATGAGGCAATTCTAGTAACTGTAGGTTTAGCCCATAACTTACCTAGTACAGCAATTTCATTTACATAACCTTTAGGAGTAGTAATTGTCACAACAGAGCTAGAAGTCTTAGCTGTTATGTTCCATGTGCCCATTGGGGTTTGTAAGGCATACAGTAAAGGCTGAGTAGTAGTTGCATCAATTGTCACAGAGTTAAACATTGTACTAACTGATGTAGCTGTTCGATTTACACCTGTTCCTGTTATTGTTACATCCGATGTAATCAGGGGAGCACCTGCAGGGCCATAGTCTGTACCTGAGTTACGACGTTGTTCTAAAGATAATATAACTTGAGGTGGTACACCCTCTGGTGGCGTAGACCCTACAAAAGATACATCCGGCAGCATACGCCAGACAAAAGCTATAGCCTGCCCGTCACTAATATCAAAGTCAGACGACTCTATATATGCACTAATAGCCACTGGGGTAGTACCTGATTCATCATCAGAAGAAGATTCATGATATAAAATACGGTTGTTATAGTCAGTTGCCATAGGATAAGGCCGTAGTGAACTATCTAACCACGCAGTTCTATCTAGTGTTCCATAATACCAAATACGCTCTAGGTGGTTGTATATTACATACCGATCAATTGTAGTAGAAGCCGCCGAGCAGTAGTACCACCAGATCTCGTTATAACCCTCATTACCCCCGGAAAATACTTGGTATGACTGATCTCTATTTATATCGTTAAATATGTATTGTTTTAGGGTGCACGGCAGTGTCTCTACCCGTCCTGAATAGGAATAAAACTTATCCGTACCCATCCAGTAAGTAACATTATTAACAGTAAACATAGCTCTAGGGGACATAATAGAGCTCTCCCCAGACATCAAATTAATACCAAATACGTATGGTGGTCCTAGATACTGCAGGGAGTACAAAGCATTACTGGTCCATATAAGTGTTTCCTGCCTAGTTGTCTGACCGCAGACTATATAAGAACCACTAGATAGCCGATACTCACCACACTGATTAGTAACTGCTGGCACCCACTGGTATGGATTTTCTTGGTCTGACCACCGAACTAGCATTGGATCAAAGTCAGTATTTGAATCAGTAGGATCGTATGAGTTAGCTCCTAGACATAATACAAAACGCGAATCCCCAGACATAATAACTTGGTTAGTAATCTTAGGTACAAAGTTACCATCATAAGCAGGTACTACAGCCTGCGCTGTAGCTAGGGTACTTAATGCTATCCCTCTAGCCGATACCCCTCCAGTAGAAGCCCAGTAGTATATAGCCCCACCCCTAGGTGCAAATATCAAATCCTCACCATAGTTATCATGGGTCCATAACCTAAGCTGCTGTCCTAGTCCTGTAGTGCCCTCACTACCCCAAGTACTACGCCCCCATACATTAGCTCCCCAACCTAGACCCACTGTATATATGTCTAGCCCCGCAGTTACTTGATAGGCTGCTGTTAGTGTGTCCCCTCCACTTGCCCCAAACAAAGGACCCCCCGATGTTGAAGGTGTGGGTGTACCCGCCGTAGTTGTAATAGCAGCGCCACCGGGAGTAGCAGATAAGGTAAATGTTGTAGTCCCGTTAGTAGCTATTATGTAGTACGTTGATGGGCTAGTGTATCCTGATATAGACCCTGTACCTGAATACGTTCCTGAAACTCCCACTGCCATACCAACCGCTAATGGCGTACTAGCGCAAGTAAATGCACCTGTTATGCCTGTAATCACTACAGACGATAATATTTTTCCAGCTTCAGCAGCAGTAGAAAATCCTTCTGAAGTAGCAGTGTATGTAAGCCCTATAGGTGTACCCGCAGCGGAATCAATAGGTAGGCCGTTCTGTGTTGCTGATAAAGTAAAGGTTGTACCACCAGCATTAGCAGCAGTTATGTAGTACTTTGTTGGATTCACATATCCTGTAATAGACCCACCGCCACTATTAACACCAGAAATAACTACACTATTACCAAATACTGCTTTTATTGGTGAGCTTGCGGCACATGAAAACTGACCGTTTATACCTGTAATTGCTACATTTGATAGAGTTCCTAACGCTGTTTCTGCTACAGTAAGGTAATAATAAGAGTCAATTGTTTTTGTTATTTGATGCTCTATGTTTAATGCTGAATTTGATATACCACCAAACCCTGTAGCATCTGTAAATGTAACAAAGCTATTATTTTGACCAGTATTAGTAATATCATTAAATGTAATAGTTGATGTACCTACTCCAGCGCCTGTTGTATGAGATGCCGCAGTTGTACTGTTATACCCACGAGATAATAAAGACAGTGCTGCGCCTGATATAGAACCATAATATATCTGCTCTGAGTCAATCTTGATAACCCCGGAAGGTGCAAACCCCGTTGTGCTGGTTAGTGTTAATGAAGTTACTTCCGCTGTTATAGTCCCATCTAGCGTTGTATAAGGTACAGACATCTTACTGGAGTACACAATGGTATCTAGGATAGGAGTTACATCACTATAGACTCCACCAAGTTCAATGTAGTATTTAAGATTAGTACCTACACCTACATAGTTACTACCAGTCAATGAAGCCCAGTTAACTAATGCACGGCATGTACCTAGGAAGGTGGTGTTTGATAGGCGTGTCCAGCCACCTATTTTCTCTGGGAACCCAGAACGAAAACGAATTTTGTCGCCAGAATAGTACCCACCTTCATTAGAGTAGGTAGTAGATTCACGATTGATTCCCGGGCGCAGCTCTATTTTCTGTAAAGGCATTTACTTACCACCTATATTCTGCGCCAACACCAATAAAGAATCTTGTAGGAACCGACCCATTGCTATTGTTACTAGCAGCACCATAAGGTTGATCTACTGAAGCTATGCCACCAAAGTCTACGGCTTTCACGCTAAAGAACGTCTGCCGTGCCTGTATCCTAGCTGCTTCACCTACATCCGATATACCTGTGTATACACCTACAGCACCATCAGTCTTAAACTGAAACCACGGAAGTGGTAGTGTCTCTACAAAGGTTTCTGTCTTACCTGTTACTGTGTTTAGTACTGGAGTTACTTTATGCCTATGTCCATCTTCTGGGACTACAACTGAGTCTAATACTTTCTTACTATCATTATTCTGTACTTCTTTAGGCAGGTTTAACTTCTCCTTTAGTACCCTACCGCCTTTAACTGTTATAACTGGCATCGTCATTACAACACCTTCAGTCCCTGCACTAGCTACCTCAGATGCTGTAACTCCTAAGACTGACTTCCCAACTACTACAGGAGCTTTGTTATACCAATTCCAAACCCAACCAATAACTAGTAATACAGCAGCCAGCTCAAGCCCTAGACGTATCTTCCCGATTAAGCTGAACCCCGGCATGTTTTGTACTCCTCACTGCGCCTATTAGTCAGCCCTTTCAATGGCTTACCTTTAAACTTATCCCAGATCATTATCTGTTCACAGGCTCCTGCGTAGTCTCCAGCGTTTAACTTCTTCACTAAAGTACTGTTACAGAAAGCATTTATTCCTATATTATACGCAAGACTTACAAAAGCATCTAGCTCATATTGGTATAGAGGCACATTAATACAGGCTTTAATGCCATTACCGTACTTATCTAGGTTCTTTAACAGCATCATCATCTCCCGCACGGGTTCAGTCTTATCCCCCATGTGTACCCCTTCAGTCCTACCAACTCCTATGGTGGGTACATCCCCCGGCACGGGTATTACTGCTTTATCTGTATAACCTTCATGCACCATTACAGAAACTAGCAGTGCTGCACCAATCCCTAACCCACCTACTGACTGTCTTGTGCTAGGCTTAATCACTTTACAGGGCCATCTGTCTGCGTACGTAACCACCAATTAGCAGCGTTGTTGATAGCACAAATACCTAGTAATAACGTAGCTACCCATGCCGGTGCAACTTCTCTAATAAAGTCTGTAAAGAACTCTGCCCCTACTAACACAATAGATACTGACCCCATGACGCCATTAAACCACAGAGTCCTAGAGTGTTTCTTTAACTTCATCTATGGGCGCTCACACCAATTAAGGCTAGTGCTAGGCCACCTATAACGGCAAGACCTATGAATGCCTTCCAGAATATGTTCTTAGCTGATTTATAGTCTGCAATCAAACTAGCTATATCCCTATGGTCATTATAGTGTTGCTCAGGCTCTACAAAAAAATCCTTGCGGTTCTCTTTTAGTAGTACACAGAGTCGTTGGGCTACGGCATCTACTTCCTGTTCGTTCATGTCATAGGTCCTATCATTCGAGTGGATGTTTCAATCAGGGCTTTAGTTGTAGACTCATTAGCTTTTACCATCTCATTTCTAAATGATTCTACTGCTGCACCCGTCTGTCTTTGTTGCTGGGAGTTTTCGATCAGCAGCATGGGGGTCCAAGCTATTGCACAATCTCCATTAGAGACTGTCTCCCCCGTCTGAGGATTCATACCTTGTACATGCACCCAGAACCGGCACTTGACCAGCTCACCATCTTTGATAGCACCATCCTCAATGCACTCAGAACCCATCAAAGGACATAAAATCTTAGCATCTTTAGCCATTAGTCTTTACTCGCAATAATGAAGTCGTAGAATTTTAACCCTTGTGTTAAGGAGTGAGAATGAGAGCCACTACCTCCTGTTGACTGCGTTTGAACTGTAACAAAATTTGAAACAGGGCGACCTGATGATGCCCCTGCAGCGCCTGATGTAGTTGTTTCAGGGTATCCGTGCGTATGTGCTGGAATATCTGCAATCTGTAATGTGTATCCCCCAGTAGCAGTCTGCGCAGCCCATGTACTAAAGGCAACTGAACCCCCGCTTGGGGTAACTGACCCAGTAACAAACCTAAGAATAGAATCATTAATAGCTGCTGTTGTATCTTTAGTCCAGCCCGTAGGAGCCGCTGTTTGCTGAAACCCGATACGTGTTCCTGAAGCAAAAGCTGGTGCATTAGCAGTTGAAGCCCATGCAGTACCGGTAGACGATAGTATATTACCCGCTGTGCCGGGAGCTACGGCACTTACAACCCCTGCAGTTCCTACTAATGCACCTGTAAGGGTTGTAGCTAGTGTTGTAGCTCCTAATGCTGTTAGGTTGTTACCTGCAATGAAGTTGCCTGTAGTAGCGGCGTTACCGTTTATTACTCCACCTGCTCCAAACCCCGTTAGTATAAAAAAATCTAACCCATCACAGTACACTACATATTTACCAAAAGGGACTGTAGCTACAGCTCCGGTAGCAGTTCTCATGATTATGTTCTTATTACCTAGTGGCTCATCAGTGAAGTTATCAATAATGTAGGTCTTTGCCACTGCCGGGGCTGTTACATAGCAGTCAGCAGAACGAAGCCCTGTAAACCGTAGAACCGCTGATCTAGCTTCATCGGTAGTGCCTGCGTTAGCAGTTAAGATATAACTACCAGAACCGGTAATAGATATTGTGGTTACTGTAGTTATAGAATCAACTAGTAATGAGCATATGTTCTTGTTGGTTGTATCACCCCAAGACCCTGATTGCTCACCGTTGGCTATGTTCTCAAGTCGTAGGTTATTTGCATAAGTTGATGGCATTAGTCTTTACTCGCAATAATAGAGTCATAGTACTTAATGGCTTGGGTAAGTGGGTGAGTATGGCTTGTACCACCCCCTGCTGGATAGTTAGTTGCAGCTAGTAGATCATGGTCATCGGGGTTAACAGTTCTGGAGCCATCTATCGAACCATCATGACTATAGCCCTGAGAAACAAAATATGGAGTAGTGTTACCTGACCCGCCTGTATGGGTATGGATTGGCATTTGAGCAGTTGTTAGCGTGTGCGCCCCAGTATCAGTCTGTGCAGCCCATGTACTAACCCCCACAGATCCGCCAGAACCCCCACCAGTCCCAGTAACAAACCTAAGAATAGAATCATTAATGGCAGCAGTCGTGTCCTTAGTCCAGCCCGTAGGAGCAGTTGCCTGTGGAAATATGAGCTTAGTACCTGCTGTAAATGGAGGAGTGTTCGATGCTGAAGCCCAAGCCGTACCATTAGAAGTCAATACATTACCAGAAGTGCCGGGGGCTACAGCACTTACAACTCCTGCTGTTCCTACTAATGCACCTGTAAGGGTTGTAGCTAGTGTTGTGACTCCTGTAACCCCTAAGGTCCCTGTAATACCTACATTACCCGTAACAGTTCCACCAGCAGCAAATCCCGTCTGTACAAATGTATCAATACCATCACAGTACACGGTGTATATACCAAAAGGGATTGTAGCAGCTACAGCACCCGCATCAGTGCGGATAATTAGGTTTTGTTTAGCTAGTGCAAGATTGGTGTAGTTATCAATGAGGTAGGTCTTAGCAACGGTAGGGATGTATATAGTACAAGCAGCAGCGATATCGCCGGTAAACTTTAGAACTGCATTCCTAGACTCATCAGTTACCCCATTAAATGAAGTAAGTGTATAGGTAGCTAACCCTGTAATGCTTGTTGTAGCTAACCCTGCAATAGAGTCAACTAACAAAGAGCATATGTTCTTGTTGGTTGTTTCACCCCAACTCCCAGACTGTTCGCCGTTGGCTATGTTCTCAAGTCGTAGGTTATTTGCGTAAGTTGATGGCATGATGGGCCCAAGTATGTTCGTGTATTATATATGAATTTTATTCTTTGGGCGTAGTAAATATTATCGACGTGACTGAGGGGATTGTCCTATTACCCGATTCTACAAAGGTCATAGAGGGCTCCAGTATATCCTCCTCCTTTACCCCGGTTCTTAGCGCATGGATGCAGTAAGCCAGACTATCATCCTCTAATGCTTCTATGAAGTGTAACTTATTTTTAACTACATATACTATCTGCGGGGATACAAATGTCTTTTCCCTACCCTCAACAGTTATCCTGAATGACCCCCTTGCTAGCAAAGTTATGTGGTCATATGTGTGCATATGTGGCTTATTTGTGTCTCCCTTATGCTCAAAATGCATTTGCCGTGTCCATAAGTTCGATACGCATGCTATTTTATCCTTTACCATAGTTGCCCCCCTTATATAGTTGACACAGGAATAATATCTTTTAGCGCTGCAAACACATTGACAAACACAGTGCCATCTTCCAGTGCTTCTATTTCATGCCATTCATCAGCAACTAGGTTCACGGGTTGCGTGTTCTTAGTCATCACTATTTCTTTGCCTTCCTTACGGACTACTATAGAACCTGCGTGGCATACAGACGCATGGCTGAATGTATGGTCATGTTTAGGCAGTCCTTCACCCGTATTGACATGGTATATATTCAACTGCGCCCCATCATATGTAAGACTGTGTGCTGGAGCTACAGACATAACCATCAGAATTCCTGCGTCCCAGTAGAGGTCACATTACCTATAGGCTGTCTATGGGCCTGCATATCCTGTTCCTGCAGTAGGTCTACCGCCTCTTGCGCTGCATGCGCCCCATCCCATAGATTCTGGCAGTCTACCGCCCATACAGGCAGCTCTGTGATACGCTGATTAGCAGGTTTATGTCCACCAAAGCTAACCTCATTAAACTCTACCCACCCACCATTCGCATGGTCCCACTGTAGGGCCGATACCCCCGCCGGTACGTGGTTATCTATGGTAGGTATTACATAGGCCATACCATCTACATATACTGCGCTATCCGCAGCCACTATAGTAAGTCTCATATTTATCCCATACCTAGTTTTTAGAGGCCATAATTATATCTACATATAACACTGATAGATTAAGCGAAGCGTCCATTGATCCACCACTTGCATGCGTGTGCGACTGCCCACCTCCAATAGGCGCAGTACTTCCTGCCGGAGCGCCAGCACCCATCCCCGTATAAAACCCCCCATTAGTGTTGCTATTTTTATACGTAACGACCCCCCCTGCCACAAAGTGAGTATGCAGTGGGATCTGCGTTTGATCTAATGTGGTGCTTCCTGCCACTATTGATGTCGCCATTGTTTGCGCAGTAAGCGCCGTACTAAATGCAGTGATACCCCCCGATCCGGCGGTGCCTGATACCACCCGCAGTGTCTTATTATCATGCGCCGTTAGTTTTGTCCACCCCGTCGGGGCTGATGTTTGCTGGAATAACATAATAGTACCGGATGCAATGGGCACTTGCGTGGGTACGGGACAGGGCAGTATGTTTATGTATGTCCCTGTATTTACTCTATTTCTATATAGCATAATATTTAGTTTTTCTGCGCAAGTATTATATCTACATACTGCACCGACAATTGTAGCGTAGGAGACACGGGGGTCCCTGATGTACTATGCTGGTGACTACCCCCACCGCCAATTAATTGGCTGACTTGCGGTCCAGTGGAACCCGGCTGAACTACTGGCTGGAGGTAAGACCCGGAGGCAAAACATTTTCTTTGGGTTATGCCACCTACCAAATGGGTATGGGCGGGAATCTGTGTCAGTGATAATGTAGTAGCTGCCCCCACAAGCGTATTTGCTGCAAATGATACTGACTTATCTGTGAATACTGTACTAAAGCCTGTCGTACCTCCCGAACTAACGGTCCCTGCTACTAACCTTAACATCTTATCATTATGTGTGGTTATTTTTGTCCATCCAACTGGAGCCGCTGTTTGCTGAAATATAGATATACTCCCTAACGGTATCGTATAACTGAAATTACTAATACTGTAGGGTAGTGATCCTATATTGCTGGCTGTGTTCTTACTATTTCTATGTATCATATCTAATTCTTTTGGGCTAGTATGATGTCTACATAGTTAACACCTAGTGGTACAGCAGCTGATATAGTAGTAGAAGCATGCGTATGTCCTAAGCCACCACCTATACCACTACTGCTCGTAGATAGTACCCCGGGGGGTACATGATTCCATGCAGAATAATACACGCAGGGGACCGGATAGCTACATGTATTAAGTGTAGCCCCTTGTACTATATGCGTATGCCCCGGCATTGTAGGTATTGTTATAGTTGTACTATTTAAAGAAAGCCCAGTTACAGTTGGGGTTTGGCTAGTAAACACTGTAGTAAATGGTAGTGTGCCACCTGCACTAGCCGTTCCTGAGACTATCCGCAATGCCTTATTATTGTGTGTTGTTAGTTTAGTAAAACCCGTTGGCGCTGTAGATTGACCAAATACAGCTATATCCCCCGGATTAATAGGTGCATCAACAGGCCATGCATAAGGCAGGGTATTTACCACACCCCCAGCACCATTACTATCTTCGCTGATATTAACCCTGTTACGGTATATCATATTAGGCGGCGATTCTTTCCCATGTATTAGACTGGTTTACGTTCAGTGTTGTCCATACAGTTTCTCGCCCAATTGTAAAAAATGTACCTTGTACTCCAGTAGGAAATACATAAGAACTTAATTGAACATTTACATTTCCAATAGACCCTGTAGCTTGTAATCCTGATGGGTATAATATAACCGCATTTCCTTCCGCTATAACATTGCCTATAGCACCGGTAGCTTGTAAACCATCATGGATTAATATTATTACATCATTTGCTACTACTATTTCGTCGCCTATAGCACCGGTTGCTTCTACGCCTGTAACGCTAACAAACCCTAGTCCTGTCTCGTTAGTATCACCTACAGCAGTAGTAGCTTCTACGCCTACAAGTAAGACTTGCCCGGGATTTTGTGTGCGTAGCCGTACATCATTTATAGCATCCCCATTTACTACAGAACGGAGGAATACGTCATTGTTGCCAGTAGGTACAATAGGGCCATAGAACCCAGTGTTATCTACTATGAAAGGTTTAAACCCTCTAGTCTGGTCATTACTTACAGCAATCACAACTGAATTACTTGTTGGTACCGCTGATACAACACCAAACGGAGACATAGCTGGTATCGCACTATTAACACCCGGATTAGCTGTATTAGCGTTGAATGTTAATAGCTTACCTCTACCCCCATTAAGCGTACTACTGTTGAACACATATCCCGGGTTCCCCATGTTAGGGGCAGGTATAAAGTTAAACGGTTTTACTATTAAGTTCTTAGCCCATATAACAGGCCAGTCTTGTGGTATTGACGGGAATGCTATTCCCGGTATGGGTAGGGGCGCTGCTGCTGCAGGGACTGGAGGGTCAGAAGAAAATGATGATAATAGTGTAGTCCGTGAGGCTGGAACTACCGTGTCTATTGTCGGTGCTAGAGGTAAAATGTAAGGCGCATAAGCCGCCGCATACCTACCCCCGGGATTGTTTATATTAGCATTCGCACGGGCTATTAACTTGCCCATACCCCCATCAAGCGTACTTAGAGAGAACCTATAGTTAGGATCCCCCATATTAGGCGCAGGGATACCATCAAAGGTGCTTTGTATTACATTCTTAGCCCATATAGCAGACCGGTCTTGTAGGGGTGCGGGGAAGGCGATTGGCATTGCAGTGCCTTACTGTATTAGGGGTGTTGCTACTAGTGTCCTTAACGAAGTGCCAAACAAGTCTGGTTGGTTTGCTACAGCTTTATATTCTACTAAGAAGAACGGCCCACTGTATGTACCCAGCCCAGCTACTTGCCAGTTTCCTTGGTTGTCCGAAGTAGTTTCTGCTACTAATACTTTATCAAATGAGCGGAACACAGAAACTAAACAGTTAGCCAGTGGCACACCATACTGGTCACGACTTACCCCTGTCAACTGCTGGTTATAGGCAGGTAGCAGTTTAGTAAAGATAATACTTGCATCTACAACTGAATTAACTGTAGGAACAGCTGGGGTAGTAGCACTCTGTTCTCCTATCTGAATTCTATCAGGTAGACTACCCGGGTTCTGCAAGTTGGCTGTTGATTTTGGCAATAACTTACCCATACCCCCATTAAGCGTGGCTATCGAGAATATATAATTAGGGTTCCCCAGATTAGGTGCGGGGATACGGCTACCAGCCGGTTTCTGTATTAAGCTCTTAGCAAATATATATGACCAGCCAAGTAGTGCTGGAGGAAAAGGTATTCCTGTTATAGGAATAGGTAGTGGGAATGGTGTAGCATCAAATGCATACGTCAATATAACTTCTATATTAACTGGCTGCTGCTTTATGACTGGCGGTATAAATGGCGTATACGGTATAGCAAAATTACCACCCGGATTATTCAGGTTATTATTTGCTTTAGGTATAGCTTGAATTACACAACCACCCCCAAGAGTATTGTATGAAAACTTATAGTTGGGGTTCGCCATGTTCGGCGCAGGAACCACATAAAATGGTTTCTGTATTAAATTCTTAGCCCATGTAGCAGACCATCCTTGTATGGGTGCGGGGAATGCTACCCCCATATCCGCTATAGGTAATATTGTGCCTACAGCCCCAGTGTAATCAAATATTAAGTTAAATAATCTATTGTTAGTTGCGGGTGCTACTGTATCAACTGTAGGGGATAGGGGGGTAATAATGGGCATATAAGCTGCCGCATACTTACCCCCCGGATTATTTGTATTAGCATTCGACTTAGCTAATAACTTCCCCATGCCTCCATCCAGCGTACCTAAAGAAAACCTATAGTTAGGGTTCCCCAAATTAGGAGCAGGAACCCCATTAAAAGTCTTCTGTACTACATTCTTAGCCCATATAGCAGACCAATCTTGTAGAGGTGCTGGGAAGGCAATTGGCATAAAACTTAGTTACACACATCAACTACATAGTTATGCACTTGGAATGAACCAGTAGCTACAGTCTGCGTGAAGAATACATCCAGTGCAGAAGCTGCAGTGTTGTCCATACCAGCACCAACAGCAGGAGTACCGACAGGAACTTGCAGTATGCCGTTAGAGCCAGCAGCATTTGCTGGAGAGCCTACGACTGCTTCTGACGTGAAGAAACCCATAGGGAAGAAAGTGCTAGAAGCACCAACGCCAACCGCACGGCAGATAAGTTCTACTTGGAACATCCAAGGTACTGTGGTTTTTGCTACGACGTTCAAGTTCAACGCACCTGTATCAAACACAATCGTAGTACCTGCAGCACCCATACAGATGTCAAGACGCGCTGTACCCGGTGAGGTAACGGCACATGAGATTGCGCCAGACATCGTGTAACGAATACGACGACCAACGTAGAAAAAGTTATTCGGCAGCACAATGCGGTTAGCTGTCGGAATACACGAGGCTCTGGTACCGGCAGTGTTTGCCACCCCAGAAGTAGAACTAGATACGACTGTTTCCCATGACATAATATTACTCCTTATTTGAAAAGTATTACCCTACCCCGACGGGGTAATCTAAGCAATACGGATTATAGCATTTGCTGCATCTGCAACTGGGAATACTATAGTAAAGTCACCCAATGTTGAAGTCTTATCACTACCAAAATCTAATACAGCAATTGCTTTATTTACTGCACTAACATTATATATCAATGCGCCTCTGGCTGTCATAGTCACTGCGGGAAATACTGCGTCTGTAAAATCAACTATAGCAGTCGTGCCACTTAATGTAACCGTTGTCCCTAGTAATACCTGCCCCCCAGCTACATACGGCGTACCACCAGAGCTAATTACTTCATTAGCCGTTGTGTATATTGTAGTAGCTGCACTCAGTGTTGCAGCGCTGGTATACAAAGCTATATATATCTGGTCGCCAAGTAAGTTATGGACACCCTCTAGTAGCTCTTCTTTAAACGAACTGCACATTCCCTGTGTGATTGCCATAATATCCCCTAAAATTAGTTAACTGGAAGCCGTACTTGCCCACTACGGTATGCGTCTCGGCGGTCTTTTCCATCACCCAAGCCCTTCAGTAACTGAAGTGACTCACTAAAATGCTTGGCATAATACCCAATAATATCAGCCTCGGCTTTCATAAATATAGCTGCTTCTGTTAATGCGCCATATAATAACACAGAGTCAAAATTATTCCCAAGCCATGTAGTACCTGAGGCTGCAGTTGTTATACTCTCTGGGTACCCATAGTAATGCAATTCTACAGTATACGCCAGATCCGGTGTAGGTCCAATAATATAGGTAGTAGCATCAAGCTGCGCATAGTGTCTAGGTATTCCTGTTGCTGATGGATAAGGGTATGCAGTGCGTATAAAATTAACGTCCTTATTCAATAGAAATGACTGCGCCAGTGTTGTAGGTGCAACTACAGCTAAAGAGAAAGAAGACAGATAATCTGCGGGCAGTGTAATATACTGCGTCCCTGCTACTAATGCTGATGTCTGATTTATTCTTGTTGCTGGTAGCTGTACTGAGTTTATTACTGCCTGTTCTGCTTGCCTTACAAACGTAGGGATAGCCGCTACGAAGTCAGTCTCGTAGTTCTCACAAAACGATTGTATAGAAGCATTTAGCTCATTATAGTTCATTGCCTACCTTATTGGCTGTTCTTGCTGAAGCCCTTACCCTTAATAGCTGCACCAGCACCACGCATTGTCTTGGTATTGGTCTTAGGGATATTGTTAGGATACCCAACATCTTTCTTATCAAGTGCTGCAGCTGGGGCTTCTTTAGGTTGTCTGTATATTGCCATGTTAGCCTCCTTTCTGAGCACGGATTTTAGCCATCCCACGACCCACTGCCTTCATGTCAGAGTTCTTCTTACCTACGCTGTTACCACTTTTAAACTGGCTTTTGGTGCTAACTGCAGGACCATCAATACCTAACTGTTTGCCTTTAGTCTTACCTTTACGTTCGATTCCGCCGCCTATACTCATGATTAACTCCTATGTAGTAACTGTTACCTGACCTATTTCACCTACTGCTGTAAGTGCATTTGGTTCATAATTATATGGATCGTTTGCCCCTACTGGGTTCCATCCCCATTGTACCACTCTACTACCATCAAACAGCATTGAATCTGGCCTAGGATTACGCACTGCTTGCGGATCATTAACAGGGTACATCCCCTGCATATTCTGTGGCTGATCTGGCTCCCAACATTCAGGACACACTAAGATATTAAGACTCTTAGCGCGAATCACAATGCTTTTTAGCTTTGTTAGCTTAAACCTAAACCCACATCTGTCACATTGGGCAATAGCATTTTTGCCTGAGGAGAACTTACTAGCCATGTTCTACCCAATAAACATCTGTCGTGGCACTGCACGGATGCTTGCCTTTTCTCTATCCTCATCAATAGCCATCTGGAATGACTCATCATACATCATCTTTAGCATTTGCACTCTGTCAGTAGACTCTGGACGCTTCACAGATAAATAATAAGCTAATCCAGCAACTAAACAAGGGAGGAATCTAAATGGAACATCTACCGTTTCAATGCCATCCCCTGCATCTTTAATGCGTCTTAAACGCCAATATTGCAACGTATATGAGTTATTAGATGGTAGAGGATACACAGTTACCGTAGGATAGACTATTCCTGTTGGAGAGGTTTCTCCGCTTTGCCTATTGATATATAACTGAATAGGCCGACCTTGTGAGTTCTTATTAGGCAGTGTTGCATAGTTACTAACACTTATCCGGCTTATACTTATATCAACCTGCGATGTACCTGTACCGGTGCGTATAACATGTTCAAGTAAGTCAATTGTATCAACAGGTAAGTTATATGTGGCGACGCCCGTGAGTAATGCTATAGACCCTTGCTCAACTGTCCATAGGTTAATACCGCGATTAGCCCACTCAATTGTTAGAAGATTTAATGATCTCCTAGCAGTGCGTAAATCATAACCTGAGCGTACCTCTAACCCAGCACGTTCATAAGCCTCTTCTACAAGGTCTGTGATGTCTAGGTTAAAGGTTGTTGTAGCAGTTGTTGTCATCTAGCATTTCCATGCCCAAAGGCTTTTGTTTATGCGGCTATCAGGGTCATTTGCTGTCTTAGCTGAAGTCAGCTTCTTTTTCATACCTGACATTCTCGCACAGAATGACTTCTTACGGCTACCACCTTCTGGCTGCGGAGCCTTTAGTCCGGGCTTATCTGGGTTAGCTGCGTTATATGAAGCCCTACCCTTGGCGTTTAAGCCCCCCTTCTCAGACTTACCCTCAGCTCTAGTCCAAGCAGGGGTCTTAGCCATGCTTAAAGCCCTTCAGAGTTTCAGCCATCATTAAACAATCTTACCACGTGTCTTACCACGTTGTTCAATGCC